TCATTGCTCCGTTGGCTGTGAAAGATGCTGAAGAATAACTTACATCTGCAAAATCACAAACTGCAGTCGTGCTAGATGCAACTGGGGTAACGCTTGTAAGCGAAGCACCACCAGATGTGTATGCACTTCCTGAAGTGTTTGTAATTTCTTCTGAAGTAGTAAACGCAGTAGATGCTGCACCAAGAGTTGCATCACTATCATACAAAGCGATTTTAAAAGTGTCACCAGTTGTTGCTGTAAAATTGTGAACACCTTTTAATAGTTCTACTTTAAAACTTGTACAAATTGCCGATGTTATTGCCATTTTTTATCTCCTATGGTGATGGTGAATCAATTTTAACTCTGATTGTACCATCTGTATAATCGTCTCGTCTACGTCTGCCAACTTGTTCATTAGCAAACTTCTGTACTTCTTGTTTATACTTGTTCTCGTATAAAGTCAACATATCTGCTGGACCTTTTAAAAAGCCGTAAGTCTCTGCTAAACAGCAATATAATAGGCCATTTGGGAAGTTTAAGCTAATGTAATTAGTTGTATTATCAGAGGCTAAAGTAGATGGCATTTTGTTATAATGGACTCTAAATTTGTAGGTCGTATTAGGTGTAGGGGCTAAAAATATACGACCAGAATTAGTATCTCCATCGCCAGTAGCACCACCAAACATAGCATAATATTTTGGTTTACCTTGTGCTGCAGCCGTGCCTGTAATTGGTTGATATTCTTGTAAGTATGTTACATCTTTTTTCTCTAACCAAGTGTTAGCTCCTGTAAGCACTGCAGTTGAATCATAAACTTGTATACCTCTAATAAACAAAGCTCCACCTGGAGCGTTAATTGTTTCTTGTCCTGCAACTAAATTACCTGATTGTTGTTTTCTATCTGAATCGATAGGAACATCTCTCATTATTCTATATTGAGCATTTAAAATAATATTTTCTAATGTGTCTGTGTCTAAAACATTAGAATCTGTTTCTGTGTAGTTTCTAATTTGTGTAACTAATCCTGAATAACTAATCCCTGCCATTATGCTTGTTGTGTAACTGGTCCAGCGGACGCAGATCCACCTCCTCCTTTTTGTGTGAACGAAGCTGTTGCTCCAGATGCAAACGTATAATTATTAGCATCTGTAACTGTTATTGTAAATCCACTTGATCCATTTATAGTGGTTGCAGCTATTCCACCAACATTCTCAACATCTCTAAATCTAACAGTATCACTTGTTGACCTACCATGATTCGGTTCATTAACTGAAACTGTGCCTGATCCATTTGTAGCGGTAAAAGCGTTTAAAGGTAAAATTATAGGTGTAACAGGTTCTGTTCTTGCGGGCCTAACATTACGCAAAGAAATAGCATCGCCATTCATTGGTTTAGGTTCTAATTGAGGTTGTTTTGGTTCGTATTCGGACATATGTACAAAAGATCCATTCCATTCTCTAACCATTTCTTTGTATGGAAATTGTAATCCTGATCTATCAGATATAGCTAACGCGTATTTTCCTGAAGCGTATTTAGGCATTATGTGCTTGGGTAATAAGCTTTAGGTGTAATGTATGTACTTGAAGCTGACCCATCCTCTGCTAACGCTCTAGCTAATTCATCTTCATAATATAATTTCATAGCTTGAACTAATTCTGGTTTGTATTTTTGTGCTAGATAAAAAGCTAATCCTGAAATCATACAAGGTACAAATCTAAATGGTACGTCTGTTGCATTCGTATAATCACCCACATCTTGAATTCTTTTTATGTAATAGATGTGCATGTCTTTTGAAGCGTTTGAAGAATCTGGTGTTGGATAAACACTTATGCTTACATGATCTATAAATCTTTGAACCCAATATTGATTTGGTGTTCCTTTAGAAAGTTTGTTTGAAAAACCTCCGTAAGTAGATCTATCTACTTTTGTCATTGGTGAATCAGCTTGAGTTGTCTGTGTTCTGTTAGATCTTAGTTGTGCTTCTAATACATCTGACATTCCATAAACACTCGCTGGTGAAGTTGTGGTTGCACTCGTACCATCGTCAGATGATCTAAAAAATTTATATTCAGCTTGGCCTTCAATCAAATCAATATTAGTTGATCCAATTTCCCAGTAATGAATACCTCTATTGCCCCATTCTTGAAACAGAACATTTAAAGATCTTCTAGCTGATTTTAATTGATATCCAGCAACGTTTTGTAAACCAATACGTTCGTGTGCTTCTTCTACTATTTCATCAATAGCAAAAGTTTTATCGAATGTAGTTGTGCCCGAGGTAGTATTTGCCATCTAACCTCCTATTCGTAGACTTTAATCCACTCACAAACAACTGTTCCAGAATCTCCACTTGTACAAGCAGGTAATGTTATATTAACATCACCAGTGTATCCACTAGCTTCAGTATTTTTTAAACCACCAAAACTAGAATAGTCATATGCCATTTCACCATTTAAAGTTTGAAATGTAACATCAGAACTTGCATCCCATAAAAGTCTTAATGCATCCACAGGTGCTGTTACTGACACGTTACAACTTATTTTATTAAGTCTAACTTTTGTGCAAGTTTTTCCTGCTGGACTTGTAGCAAGACCAGAAACATCAACTATTTTAGTTGTGCTTCCAGTTCCATCAGACACTACGTTAAAGTGAGTGATTAGTTTTTTTGATCCATCAAATACTGTTGTGTTTAAAACTGTATCCGCCATTTTTCCTCCTGTTAAAGGGTGCCTGCATTACCAGGCACCCCGAGTTTATTTATCTATTAACTTACTGCCGCGCTAAACGGAGTTGCTGGTGTTCCAGTACATCCTGAAACTACCTCAACTTGCCATTTGCCAGAAGCAATTACTGTACAGACAATTTTTGAAAAAGTAACTCCACCTGTAGTAGTACCGTTTAAAGTAATAGTATCAGATGTTGAAGCTGTTTCAAATCCAACAACGTTATCAGAAGAGTCATCAATAAATAATGCTCCACCGATCATAACGTCAGTTGCGTTAGCAACTTGTACAACTAAATCTCCAGTCTTCGTAATTGAATTGAAGATTTCAAATTTTGCACCTACGTTACTTAGGTTGTTTAGGTCTGCTCCTGGTCCTGCAACTGCAGAATCAGAATTAGCATTAGTAGCTGGTAACGTGTAAGTTACCGCTCCTGCTGCATCATTGTGTACGATTCTTCCAGCATGTGTATCAACTGTAAGTGATACGCTAGAATCTGCGTCTACAACGTTACCTGGTCCTGTGTTGAAGAATCCTTTTTTGGATACAACTGGACCTTGAAATGTAGTTTTTGCCATAATTATGTCCTCCTAGTTTACAGATCACAGTCTCTAGGCCGTCGACTATACGCGTCTATGATCTTTTAATAATTGTATAGTAAGGAATTTATACTCTTCTTTTTTATAGAGCGCAAGAGATTCTGTAGTAAAAGTGATGGTTTTAGATTGTAGCTTTTTATTAAGTAGCTACTGAAACTTCTGGGGCAGCGTCATCAACTCTATTTTGCAAATGAGCTTTTTGAGCTTCCGCTTGTTTAATATGGTTTATAACTTCTCTGATCTTATGATCAATGTTAACCATATTGAGAGTATATCTACCCTCGTTAGATGCTCCTGTTCCCAGTTCAACTCCAAGGACCTTTTTTGTTTGTAAAGGTCTGTTAAGTGTGCTTGCATCGTGGACCTCCTCATAGGTAATCCATTTTTTACGGGTATCGTAAAATCCCGTTGTTTCCCACTTTATATCAGATTGTCCTAATCTGTCAACTATAGATTGTTCTATAGCTTCAGCGGAATCTTCGCACTTAAAATTAAATTTAGTACGGTACCCATAAGCATATATTCTAACTTGAAATTCCTTTACCATTTTTCACCTTTTTTGCAAGAAAAAGGGGGCGATTGCTCGCCCCCTTCAAGATTAGTTATTACGCACCTTCTACGCCGTAAATACCTCTAGTGTCTGATACTCCAAATGAGTATCTTTCTCTAGCTTTGTATCTCACGTTTCCAGTATCGAAATCGCCTTCCATTGCTGTTGACAATGGAGATCTAACGAACATTTTCATGCCGTTAGGAACGTCAGTGATGATGTACCAAGAGTCAGCATCAGTTAGGTAATTATTCACTCTGTATCCTTGAGGAATCATTCCCATTGAGTTGACTGCGTTGATGTCATTATCAGCTGTACCAGTTCTACCCTGAGATTTCATTAATCTCTCTGCATTAAATTGGTTCTCAGGTGGAACAATCATTTTTACGCCTTTAGCTGCGATTAAAAGACCTCTTTCATCAGTCATTTCTCCAATGTCGATTAGAGATTGTTCTAATGAAGTTTCATTTAAATCAGCTTGAGTCGCTAATGTGTTCGCAAATGAGCCACCTAATGTAGTGTGCGAAGTGTTAAACAAAGAAACACCATCACCAGAATCAAAAGAATCCGTTGAAGGAAGTCCGTTGATTAGTGGAGCTGCTGCTTTCACTTGTTTTGAGTTCGCCATAGATCTAGCCAAAGCTTTTGTGTATCTAGAAGCAAGTCTGTCGTAGAGGTTATCTTCGATAGCTTCTTCAGTGATAGCAAATGCTAAAGCTACAGTCTCATGAGTGTATCTAGCCGTGAAAGTCTCTTGTGCATCATCGTAAGATATGCCTTGACCTTCAGGTTTCACTTGTGCGTTTCCGAATCCTGATAACATAACTTCCTCTTCGAAAGCTCTGTCTGAAGATTCTATATTGTAGATTTCAGCGTGTTGGTTTTCGTATCGCTTGTATTCCAGTCCGAATAAGGCATTCAAACCTGGCTCAAGCTCTTTAACTAACTGCGCTCGTGATATTGCCATATTATATTACTCCTTATACGTCTCTTAGGAACTGATTAGCCCTGTTGTTCATAACTACAATAACATCTGCTCCGGCAGCCGCCACGTCTTCCTGATCTGGCACTTCTGCCAAACGGATCATTCTCCACATGTGACCATCGTTGTCTGTTGTTGTGTAGTTTAGAGTAGCTGTGGACTGACCTGATACACCAGCTCCACCATTGTTCTGATTCATTCTAACTACTAAGCAGTCAGATTGAAACGTTGCCAATGATGTCATTGTTGCATCAACTCTACACATATACTCTTGAAACGGGTTATCATTAACGAATACCCAACCATTGCTGTTACCTGTATTTGGGTTTGTTGCGAAAGTCTGACTCGCTGCTACAGAATTTGACCATGTAGGTTTACTTGTAGTTCCGTCGATGTAAAATACACCGTTAGAAACTCCTACACATACTTCTGGAGTAGTTGTGTCAGCATCCCAAGAAGCTCCACCTGTACCAGTGTCGTCCATAGTGGCTGGGGCTAAACTTTGCATGTAGCCGTCGTCACCTGAACTATCTTGTGGTCCAATTGGTTCATTCTTGAGGATTCTTACGCCCAAACCTGAAAGGATTCTATACTTGCTCTGCCCTTGAGTAGCTGGACCATTGCCCAGAACTTCAATAGCTTTACAACCGTATCCTTGTGTTTGTAGGTTTGCCATAGTTTGTTGTCTCCTTAAGTGTTCATAGTATCACCTATGAACGGGTTTATATTAAATCGATAGTAGGGATTAACCCACGAATTCCTAATTAGGATTTCTTTGTACCACCGAAAGTTACACGAGATTGTCGATCAACATTGATCGGCATACTCTTATGCTGCTCTCTCATGAGATCGTTTGTTACTGCTTCGTCTAGACCATCAGCACGTTTTTTAACGTAATCAGTTCTAGCTTGTGCGATCTCTTCAGTTACCTTTGCAAGCAAAAGGCCACCAACCCCAATCATCCCCTTGTATTTTCCCGATTCTATAACCGGGTAGTCAGAAGCATTTTCGATTTCTTCGGCTCTTACTAATTCATAACCAGATCTTAAACGACCTTGTATGTTTTTAGAATCGTCGAATCCCATCGATTCAGCTCTGATCCATCTGTACCTGAATCCATCAGGAGCAGGGGGTGCATCTAGAGAAGATGGAGGAACCCACACTTTTGGTCTTTCAGTCTTTGACCGTGTTTGGTTCGCACGAGAAGTCTTATTGTCTTGTTTTTTCATACGCTATACCTCCTTCGTGAGTTTTAATTGTTTTGCGTAATCTTCGAGTGGCACACCTAATTTTTTCGCTATTGCGACTTGTGAAGATGTGAGTTTCACAGTTTTGCGACCAGGTTTTACACTTCTATTTGCAGAAGCCACCGACTGAACGGGTTTGGTCGTTCTATGTTGTTCAGTATTACCAAATTTATGTGGAAAGTCAACTTTAATTCTTTTATCAACTTCAGCATAATACTCGTCAGATTGAGGGTCATACCCTTCTTTTTCAACTAGGTCCTTATGAATTTCAAAAGCCGTGAATGTCATGGCTCTATCTTGTCCAAACCAAGTATTTCTAGAAGCCCATTGTTCGGCTCTAGGATCTTGAGGTTCTCTAGTTGGTAGATCTTTCGGAGTTTTTTCCGGTAATTTACCACCATCAGATAGTTTTACTTCTTCTCTACCTTCTTTAGCTTGCTGCAATTTCGCATTCTCAAACGCCAGTGTAGCAATCCGTTTATTAGCATCAACTTGAGCTTTAGCATCTCCAGCTTCAATAGCTGCTGCGAGTTCTCGTTCTGCTGCATCTATTCCAGTCTTGATATTAGCTTCAAATCTCTTTTGATAATCAGAATCCATTTTAAAATATTTCTTCTGATCACTTTGTCTTTGCTGTTCGACAGCTCTTGCGTATTCAGTGGCTGAATCCCTCTGCCTTTCTGCTTCACGCATTTTTCGAGTTAGCTTAGCTATTCTTGATTGAACACCTTTGCTGTACTCTTCAAGTTTACTGTCGTCTTCTTTTGTTTCTTGTTTAATTGGTTCTTTGGTTTCTGGTTCGTCTTTTTGAACATCTTCGACTATCTTTACGTCAGACTCTTTCTCTTGAGTCTCAACAATTGATTCATCTTTTTCTTCAGGAACATTTACTTCAGCTCCTGGTCCAGACGTATCAATATCAACAGTCTTCTGTTCTTTTTCTGCTATAGGTTGTTCCTTAGCGTTTTCTGTTGGCATAGTTATCCTCCTATGGTTAATATGCGTGAATTAGACTTTTAGGGTCCTTCACGGTCGCCAATATTTCGTCATCGTTAAGAAGACGAATTTCCCCACCTTCAATTTGTAAACGCGATCCCGCGTATCGTGCGAAGACAACCCAATCGTTGACCTTGCACCATGGACCTTCTGGATAACGCTCTTTGTCGTTATAACATTGTGGTCCCATTTTTAATACTAAACCACATTGAGACGCCACTTGTTGACGTTCCAAAGTTGTTTCAGTAATTAAAACTCCCCCTGCCGTTTTCTCATCCATCTTGAATGGTAAAACGATCATTCTCCAACCTGTCGGTTGTGGAATCTGTTCTTTTTCTAGGTTCTTTAGGTTCAGACGGTTTAACGCCTACTAAAGTTTTATCTGGTAATTCTATTTTAGGTTTTTGGTTTGGTTGCGATGTCGACAATGTTTCTTTTTGCATTTGGCTCCTTATCATCTAGCAGGTTAGAGATTTCCTGACGCACTGACTCCAGTGCATTAATTTGACCTATTATATACTTATAAGTCTCCATATTGTCAACCCCTCCAGTGGTAATCGACATAGAAAGAGATTGAATTCTTCTCTCGAGTGCTCGTCTTAATTTATATACTAATGATTCTGTATCCATACTTCCTTTCTGTAAGTTATTAGATTTTTGGCATTTTAAAACCAGGATTGCTATAGAACTTTTGTAAGCTCTTGTTTCCTACGTTAACTCCTCCTAAACTTCCATGCACATAACTTCCAATGTAAGGTTCTGATACTCCACCTTGAGCCATGTCTTTTCTTTTAACGATATTACTTAATATTTCAGATTGTTTAGCATGTGCCTTTGATGCTTTTTTAAGTTTAGAGGCAACATGTTTAATTTCTTTTTTCATTTAGTCTTTTGCTTTAGTTAATTTATAATTTTCAGGTTTTAAAATTGCTTTAGTAAAAGTTTTGGATTGTCTTTGAGCTCTTTTTACGTTTCTTAAATTTTTTGCTGAACCCACTGCAA